ATGGCTCTACTGCACAGGCTCACTCTGCTGGTGCAGAGGTTCGCCACATGGCTATTGGTCGTGACTATCAAGAAGCAAACGACCATGCTGAGAATGTAACAACAGCACACGGTCTAACTATTGCTAACGTCCTTGAAACAACAGATACAAATATGATTACTACAGCGATGCTACAGTCTAACGCTGTAACCACCGCAAAGATTACTGATGCAAATGTAACTACAGCAAAGATTGCTGATAGTGCTATTACGTCTGCCAAGATTGCTGACCTTGGTATTGCTACAGGTGACATTGCAGACTCTGCTATTACAACAGCAAAGATTGCTAATGCTAATGTTACTACCGCCAAGATTGAAGAATCTGCAGTTACTAACTCTCGTATTGCAGCAGATGCTGTTACCGCAGATAAGATTGCTAATGATGCAGTTGGAACTACAGAGATTGCAAACCTAGCGGTCACTACAGGTAAGATTGCAGACTCAGCAATTACTTCGGCTAAGATTGCCGATGGCACTATTGTTGCAGGAGATATTGCAGACGGCGCTATTACTAGCGCCAAGATTCTAGATGCCACTATCGTTGCTGGAGACCTAGCCGATGGAGCAGTAACATCTGCTAAAATCCTAGATGGAACTATTGTCAACGCTGACATCAACGCTACAGCAGGTATTGCCTACACCAAGTTAAGCCTTGGCGGAACTATTACTTCTGCTGATTTGGTTGACGGAACTATTGTTGCAACTGATATTGCAAATGGAACTATCACCGCAGCCAAGATGGTCACAGACCCATATGCACGTTCTAACCACACTGGTACACAGACAGCCTCAACTATCTCAGACTTTGATACACAGGTACGCACATCTACTCTTAATCAGATGGCTGCACCTACAACCAGCCTGTCAATGAACACACAAAAGATTACAAACGTAGTTGACCCTACCTCAGCACAGGATGCCTCAACTAAGGCATACGTAGATGCTCAGGTTAATGCTCTTGTAGACGGTGCTCCTGGAACTCTTAACACGCTTAACGAAATTGCTACAGCAATATCTTCTGGTGGTTCATTTGAATCTACAGTAGTGCTTAAGTCTGGTTCTACTATGACTGGTGCTCTTACACTGTCAGGTGCTCCATCGTCTAACCTACACGCTGCTACAAAGGCGTATGTAGATACTGTGGCAGGTTCTGCTACTGCTGCTGCAGCCAGCGCAACTGCTGCTGCTGCGTCATACGATTCTTTTGATGACCGATACCTAGGCGCTAAGTCAACTGCTCCATCTGTAGACAATGATGGCAACACACTTGGTGTAGGTGCTATCTACTGGAACTCAGTCACCAATCAGATGTTTGCTTGGACAGGTTCTGCTTGGGGTTCAATCTCATCTACTGCAGATATCTACCGCTTCCGCTTTACAGCAACAGGCGGAGAGACATCAAAGTCAGGTCTTGATGATAATGGATTAACACTATCTTATATTCCTGGTAAAGAACAAGTTTATCTTAACGGTGTACTTCTTGCTCGTACATCTGACTACACAGCAAGCAACGGTACAAGCATTACATCTTTAGCAGCCTTGGCTGCTGGTGACATTCTAGAAGTTATTACCTTTACTGCATTTGAACTAGCCAACGTATTGTCTCCTACGCTCTTTGATGCAAAGGGAGATTTGCTTGCTGGTACTGGTGCAGACACTGTAGGTAAATTAACTGTTGGAACTAACGGTCAGTACCTACAGGCTAACTCAGCAACTGCTACAGGACTTCAATGGGCAACAGTATCTGGATACTCAGCACCTACACTTGGCTCAACATCTATTGCATCAGGAGCCACAGTAACAACAATTTCAGGTTTAACAGACATCGTACTCAATGGTCCAGGAAGCGTGACAGACGAACTGACACTCATTCTTATGGGCGCACTCTAACAGAAAGTAGTAACTAATGGCTACAACAACCAAGGCTCTGTTTCGCGGAGCAGCAACAACAACACTAACTACAACACTATACACAGTTCCTTCTGCTACAACTACAGTTGTAACCAACATTGTAGTAGTAAACACATCAACAACTGCAGCAACATTTGACCTGGCACTTAATGGCGTCAAACTTGCAGATACAGTTGCTATCGCTGCTGACTCAATTGCTACCTTTGATATTAAGCAGGTAATTGCTGCTACTCAAACAATTCAAGGTGGAGCATCTGCAACAACAGTTAACTTTCACATTAGCGGAGTGGAGATTTCGTAATGGCATCAACAGTATTTCCTGCACCATCAGCAGGACCTAGCGCAATTGCCAATACTTTTACTGCTACTAGTGCTGGAACCGCTTATTCTGCTACAGTTTCACTAGTAGCAGGAACATATACAATTACTTGTGTTAGCAGTACAATTGCTTATATAACTTTTCTTGATTCTAATGGTGCGGTTATTGGTTCCACCGAAACAACATCTGGAACTGTTACATATAACCTTGCAACACCTGCAGCAAAGATTCAGTATTACACTAACACTGGTTCATCAATTATTATTTCAATTGCCTTAAGTGGAATTGGAGTTGTTTTTTCTACAGTAAGTGGGACTCTTGACACGATTACCGCTACTGGTACCTACGCAACTACTGGAAATCTTTGGGTTATGTGCATTGGTGGCGGAGGTAGTGGTGGTTCTGGTTCAAGTGCTGGAAGTTTTAGAGGACTTGGCGGTTCCGCTGGAAACATTGCCACATCATTAGTAACTACAACTACTTCAACATCCGTAACTATTGGCGCAGGGGGAGTAACACAAACTGGCAACTCTGTTGCTGGTAACGCTGGAGGTACTACAACTTTTGGTGCTCTGGTAAGTGCAGCCGGTGGCGCTGGCGGAGGTACAGCAGGTGGCGCTAATCCTCCTGGCAATGGAACTGCTACTTCTCCAATTGCTCAATTTATTAAAAGTGGTTCTATCGGAAGTGGCGGCAATGGTGATTCATCTGCCGTTGATGTTGGTGCTGGAGGAACTGGTGGAGGTTCAGGAATTGGTACTGGTGGGACTGGTGGCAGGAATGCAGCAAAGAATGGAACTGCCGCAACTGGATATGGCTCAGGCGGCGGCGGTGGATTCGGTTCTGGACAAGGCGCTGGCGGTGCTGGTTCACCGGGTGTAATTTACGTACTTCGCGGTTTCTAAGGAGATAATCAATGACTAAAGCACGTGACCTAGCCAATGCTGGCACAGCCTTAACAACTGTATCAGCCACAGAACTTGCCTTTTTAGATGGTGTGACTTCTGCTGTGCAGACACAACTTAATGCTAAGCAGGCTGTTGTATCTGGAGTAGATTCTACAGAGATTGGTTATCTAGACGGTGTAACATCTGCTATTCAAACACAGATTAACACTAAGGCTAACTCAACATCTCCAACTCTTTCAAATCCAGTTCTTCTTTCTCCAGAAGAACGTATGACAGTATCTGCTACCACAGCAACTGGCACTATCAACTTCGATGCAGTAACACAGGGTGTTCTTTACTATACATCTAATGCTTCTGCTAACTGGACACTCAATGTTCGTGGCAGTTCAGGGGCAACTCTAGATAGCATTCTTGCTACAGGTGATGCAATCACTGTTGCATTCCTAGTAACTAATGGTTCAACTGCATACCGTCATACAGCAATGACCATTGACGGTACATCAGTAACACCTAAGTGGTCTGGTGGAACTGCTCCTGCTGCTGGTAACGCATCTTCTATTGATGCTTACTCATTTACAATTATTAAGACTGCATCAGCAACCTACACCGTACTCGGTGCTGGTCCAATCAAATACGCTTAAGGAGACATAATGCCATTATTTACACCTATCGGTGGCGGTGGAATTGGTAAGGCTACTGTAACTGGTACTACTGGTTCACCATCCGTTGATACCACATCACGCTCTGGCAAAACTATCTACAAGTTTACCGATACCGCTGGTGGTTCTATTACTATAGGAACTCCTGGCTATGCCGAAGTTCTAGTAGTTGGTGGCGGTGGTGGTGGTGCATACTTTAGAGGCGGCGGCGCTGGTGGATATGTCTATCAAGCAAGTCACTTTTTACCTGCTGGCACATTAACAGTATCTGTTGGGGCAGGTGGTTCTGGTTCTCACGCTTCAAGTGGTTTAACTGGTACTAATGGATTTGGTTCACAAGTAGGGACATTAGTTGCTATTGGTGGCGGTTCTGGTACACCTAATGGAAACTATTCAGCCGTTGGAAGTCGAGGCGGTTCAGGTGGTGCTGGTGATTCAGGTGGTGGAGACCCAATGATTGCTAGCCAAGGAAGTGCTGGTAGCACTACTACAGGTGGCGGTGCAGGTGGAGTGGGTACTGGTTTAGCAAATTCTATTACAGGAACTTCTGTGACATATGCTGCTGGCGCAGGTGGTACAGGTTCAACAAATGGTACAGCGAATACTGGCAACGGTGGAGCCGGAACAGGTTTGAACAACAATGCGGGCACAGGTGGTTCCGGCGTCGTAATCGTAGTTGTTGGTTAATAATAATTTTTCTATCTAAGGAGTAACGTGGCTGGTCGCGACATAACAGAGGGTGATGGCAATGTCTGGGCTTTAGCAGGCGATGGTCTACCTATTGCACGTGGTACTGCAGATATTGGTATTGTTTCAACAGATGCTATCTGGCAGAACACTACAGTTTCATACGATACAGCCATTGGTGGTATGCCATTTATCTCTGCAATCTCAGATAAAGATGAGGCTGTTCGTCAGACAGCACCGTTCCGTAAGGAACAATTTGATAATGGACAAGAACCAGGAGAGCAATCGCTTACTGGTTGGTGGCTTCGCAGCCAGATGTCTTTTCATTCTGGTGCTGGTATTAATTTTTATGACCCATTAACCAATGATGAGGGTGGACACTACCGATTTGCTGATAGCAAAGGTGTAAACGTCTGGACCAAGGGTCAAGTAACAATGCTTAAAGACTGTGTTCAAGGACATATTATTACTGGTGCTATCCGCACTAACAATCGCCCATTCCAATCTCTTCGTTCTATTCAATGGACTACTAGCGGTACTACATTTAGTGGTGCTTTGTTATGGGACGAATATGATGTAGATAAGATTAAGGTTGATGACCCAGGCACACCAGTACATTTTATTGATTACAATGCAGGTACTGATGCACCTGTGTTTGCCATTTGTGATGATGGTACAAATGCATATTGGATTACAAATACAGCCACAAAGAAGACTGTATATAGAAAGCCACTAACTGGTACTGCTGCAGATAACTCAGACAGAGTAACAATGTTTGATGAAGTAGGTTTAGTTACAAATGCAACAATGGAATACGTTAAAGACCGTATTATTATGTGTGCAAATAATAAAGTATATGAATTTGCTGGTAGTGCTACCGCTATGCCAACTGCTGTATACACGCACCCAGTAACAACACACGTTTACTCAAGCGTTACTGCTTCTGGTCCAGCCATCTACGTGGCTGGCTATAACGGTATTCAATCTACTATTCAGAAGTTTACCCTTAATACTTCTGGTGTTATGCCAACACTGACATCAGCAATTACTGCTGCTGAACTACCAGTTGGTGAGATTGTCCATAAGATTTACTATTACCTTGGCTACATAGTTATAGGTACAGATAAGGGCATCCGAGTAGGGCTTGTATCTGACCAAGATGGTTCTATTAACTATGGTCCATTGATTGTAGAAACAACTCAGCCTTGCTATGACTTTGCTGCGCGTGACCATTACGTATGGTGTGCAACTGGTGTCGATGGAGAGCCAGGTGTTATCCGTATTGATTTAAGCAATGAGATTGAAACACTTCGTTTTGCATATGCCAATGATATTTATGTATCTGATGTGGCTGGGTATAAAACTACAGCCTGCGCATTTGCTGGCAATACAAATAGACTTATGTTTACTACCGCTAATAACGGCACAACAGATGGCTATGTGTATGTAGAAGCATTGTCGACATTACGCTCATCAGGATATTTAACAACAGGCAACATTCGCTATGGAACACTAGAGCCTAAGAACTTTAAGCGTCTTATTGGACGCGGTGATTTTTCTTATGGGTCGTTAAGTTTACTTAGCGTTGATATTGATAGCACAGAGTATGACCACATTACATATGACACAGCAGTTTCATCTGTTGAGGTTGGAACTAATCAGCCATCTGTTGCTAGAGAATACCTTGCATATAAGTTTTTATTCTTGCGTGATGCTACAACAACTAGCCGTGGTCCAGTATTCAAGGGCTATCAGGCTAAGGCTACTATTGCTACACCACGTCAGCGACAGATTAGTTTTCCAGTTTACTGCTTTGATACAGAGACAGACCGCAATGGTGTAACTACTGGCTACAAGGGTAGAGCGCATGAGCGCATCCTTCAACTAGAAAACATTGAAGAGTCTGGTGACATTGTACTATGGCAAGATTTAAATACAGCAGAGATTCGTCAGGTACAGATTGAAGGTATATCTTTGCGACGTACTACTCCACCAGATAAGTTTAGTGGATACGGCGGAATCGTTAACATTGTAGTAAGGACGGTTTAATGTCAGCAGCAGAATGGGCTGGCTTTGCCGTAGCCATAATGACTTTACTTGTTGGATTTACAACAGCAATTAGATGGTTAGTTAAGCACTACCTGTCAGAACTTAAACCAAATTCTGGCAGCAGCATGAGGGACGCAGTTAATATCAACACTGAACGATTGGACCGAGTTGAACAACGCGTTGACCAGATTTACCTTATCCTCTGCGAAAGCAAGAGCAAGTAAATACGCTGTATTTCTTATTGTATTAGGCACATCTTTCTTTTGGAATCCAGTAGCAGAAGCAGTATCAACTGGTCCAGCAACTATTACTTGCGCCAAACCAGATGGAACTCAGCAAACATTTAATGTTGCTTGGGATAACTCTAATCAATATTTTAATGGCAAGGGTGACATTGCTCGTTTGTTCTGTGAAGGTGGACACTCAGGTGGCTGGGCTATTTTTATAGGAACATCAGTACCTGATGGACCACTTCGTTATTACAACGGAGCAGTACCAGAACCTACTGTAAGTCCCACTCCAGAGCCATCGCCCTCTCCACAGCAAACTGTTGCTCCTTCCGAGACTTCGACTGTAACTTCTGACTCTCCGACTGCAGTTGTTGAATCTCCAACTGTAGTTGTTGAACCTGTCGAGACTCAGACTTCGACATCTGAATCCAGCACACAAACCAACCAGTCAGAAACCCAAACAGTATTAGTAACTCCATCTGAACCTACTCCTTCTCAACCTGAACCCAGCCTACCCAGTCCTCCACCAACGGTGGAGCCTGAACTAACTCCTGCTCCGAGTCAACCTGCTCCAGAGCCTGAGCCACAGCCCACCCCTCAGCCTCAGCCTGAGCCAGTACCTGAGCCACTACCTGAAGAGCCTCCTGCTCTTGCGGAAGAGCCGCCAGTTGCTGAAGAGCCACCGCCTGTCGAAGAACCGCCTGCACCTCCTGTTGCAGAAGAGCCGCCTCTACCTCCAGCCGAGGAAGAACAGCCTGCACCAGAGCCAGAGCCTTCTCCTGAGCCAGTCGAAGAGTCTGAGCCAGAACTTCAGCCTGAAATATCACTTGAACCTCCTAGTGTTAATAGTGTTGACCTAGAAAGTCTAGCACCTGATACCCTAGTTACCTTGGAGAATGGCGTAGTTATAACAGCAGAAGTCGCTATTGCTGTGGCTTTATTACAGGACCCAGCAGCATTGTTACAAGAATTATTTACAGACCCAGTTGCTGCACTCGCAGCATTCGGAAATGTAGGGGCGGACCTACCACCAGAAGTACGTAAGGATGCGGAAGAAGTAATCATATCTGCAATTATTGCTGGTGGTATAGCAACACAAGCAGCAGCAGGTGCTGCTGCTACCGCAGCGTATAGGAGAAAACCATAATGAAAAAACTACTATCTGATATTGCTAATCAACTATGGACACTCCTTGGAATGTTTGTTGCTTGGGTAGTCCTTGAAGGTTCTGCCAAGACAGTGGTTGGTTATGCAATCGTAATCTGTCTTGTCATATGGACAGTCACACTTAACCTACGCAACTTAAAGGAAGACGAGTAATGAATCCAACAGCAACGTTGGGTCTAATGGTTGCAACAACTTTACTTGCACTTGCAGCAGTTGCTTGGGTTATAGCAGAAGTAATACTTTTCTTTACAAAGGATGATAAATAATGGATACATTTAAGAATGTAATGATGAGAATCTTTGCTGTAATTGCAGCGGAATCACTCGGAGTTATCGGTGCTGGCTCACTTGTTGGCATTGAAGTATGGCAGGCAGCAACACTCGCAGGTGCGCTAGGCGCAGCAAGAGTGCTTGAAGCGTTAGCACGCTTCTATCTAGCAGATGGAAGCCTGACATCAGAAGAAATAAACGCAGCCTTTGCTAAGGTAGATAAGAAAGCGAGCGAATAATATGGGTCAACGTGCAGATTTTATTGCAGTTGCAAAGGGAGAACTCGATGTTATCGAGGGACCAAAAGATAATGAGACAAAATATGGAGCATTCACTAGAGCAAACTTCTTGCCTTGGTGTGGCTCATTCGTGAATTGGTGTGCAAATGAAGTGGGACTTAAGATTCCTAATGTGGTCAGCACAGTGGCGGGCGCTACTGCGTTCATTAAGAAGAAGCAGTGGGAGAAAGTAAGTGAAGCGACTCCGCTACCTGGCGATATCGTTTTCTTTGATTTTCCCAATGATGGCGTTGACCGCATTAGTCATGTTGGAATCGTGGTTAAAGACAACGGAGACGGAACTGTAACTTGCATTGAGGGCAACACATCGCCCGACAAGAAGGGCGACCAGCGAAATGGTGGTCAGGTATGCAAGAAGATACGTGCATATAAAGTTAAGAATGGTTCAAAGATTAAACGTTCGTTGCCAGTTTATATCGTAGGTTTTGGCAAGCCTGTATTCAAGTCATAAGGAGAACAAAATGTTCGACAAAGAAAAACTAAAGCAAATCGGATTATCATATCTACGTGCTGCTGCTGCATCTATAGTTGCTCTATACACTGCGGGTCAGCATGACCCGAAGGTACTGGCTACTGCATTTGCTACTGGTCTAATCGGTCCTATCATGAAGGCGCTTGATAAGTCAGCACCTGAATTTGGACGCACTAAGTAACACAACTAAATTAATAGCCCCCGCTCTGGTACTTTAACCTACCAGGCGGGGGTCTTTTTTGTTTCTATTTATTCGTAGAGTCCTTCAAAGACTAGACCCTTGGCTATAATGTTGCGCTTCTTGCGCATAGCACGCCTTGTTTTTTCTGTTGTTCCACCCCAATAACCACTTACGTTATTGTATAAAGAATAATTTAGGCATTCAATTTTAACTGGACATGCAGCACAGATGCGTTTGAGTGTTGATTCATTCTCATATCTTTTGCCACCATCAGGAACAAAGAACTCGTTTGTATCTATACCTCGGCAGTTGCTTTGGTCTGTCCACATTAACTCATCCGATAGATTCATTATCCTCCTGTCGAGTAGAACCCTGGTGCATTAAACTTAATCCCTGGAGCAGACCAGATGCGCTGCATAGTGTTACTACAAGTAGAACAAATCGGTGGAATGTTTTCATTAGTTTCTATAACCTCACTACAAGTTGTACATTTAAAATCATATAACGGCATTAGTCACAATCCATCCAATCAATTGGCGTAGGTGCAGTTGTAATGGTGCCACACTCTTTACACTTCTGAGCGAGGTCATACCATGCTAACTCGCGGGTTTCCATATCCCACATTACTGTAAGTTCAAACATAAGACAACCACATATACAGGCGAATGTTGGTTCGCCTCTAAGGTCATTCACCTGCTTCCCACTCATGCATGGTCAGCCATTCTAGGTATGTCTCAATCATCTTCAGACTCTTCTTGCTGTTGACTCTCGGTTGCATCTGGCTCATGATACGGTCTCCAACCACCTAGATTTTTAACCAATGAATTGATAGCACGTTGGACTTTCATACGCGCACCATCTGGTGTGCTATCCATGTCTTTGGCTAGTAGTGACCAGTCAGGTGAATCTATACTGAAACGTAAACGAAGGATATTCTGCTTGGCATCAGAGAGTTTCTCGAATGCTTTTGCAATGTCGCTTCGCAATGCGAGCCAGTTGTTACCATCTGCCAGATTTCCACTACCAAACTTAGCGTTGAGGTCTTGGATACTAACTGGGATTGAATATGTACCAGCAATGATTGAGGGTAAGAACGCTTCAACAACAGAGACATCATAGTAATAGAGGTCTGAGGTGTCGTAGCCAACCTTCTTTGCTTTTTCTCTTTCACAATACTTAAGAGCCGCGTTACGTAAAGACTTAGCAATTAGTTTATCCTTGTCTTTTGATTCTAACTCGGACCATTCTTTATACTTTCGCGGGTGTCCAACAAACCACACCCATAGTTCTTGTGCAATATCATCACGTTCAAGCATGGCATACTTACGCACATACTCGGATGCTAGTTGCTGAACTACATCATTATACTCGTCAATGTAATTCATTAGGGAAGGTATACCTCACCATTAATAATAGGCACTGCGTATGGAACTACCTTCTTGTTGTTCTCTACTAGGATTCCAATACCTTGCTGCCAGTTGGCAGTACCTGCCGATAGGTAATCCGCCTGCTTGATATCCATCATATGCCCCACTTCGAGACCGAAGAGAGTGCTTGTCTTACCATAGAAACCAACTGTTTCATGTTGTAATCCCACGCGATGCGTGTGACCGCAGACTACTGACTTGCCTAGGCGTTTGGCTAGCGACAGTGCTGTGCTTCCAGGTGTCTGCGACAACTTGCCTTCATCACCGTGTGCCATTACCCAGCCAGGTAGTAACTCATGCATCTTATGCAAGTAAGTTACGCCTAAAGAATTATACCCCAGTAGTTCTTCAATCTCTAATGACCTGAGACTGCTAAACGCTGGGGCATACTTACGAATGTAAGTATCTATGCGGTCTGTATGATTAGACCTTTGAATATAAAATGGTTTCTTTCCTAATGCTTTCTTAAAATCATTTATAATTTCTTTTGTTGTATCAATGCCTTGCTGTAGCGTACCTGCATATTCACCAGCCATGCCTTTGTTCCAACGGCTAGGTTCAGGTGCATCTAGTTCATCTCCTACACACCAGAGTTCATCTGGTTTGTATTCAGAAATAAAATCTATAACCGCATTTACGGTTCTATCATCTTGATATGGAATCTGTAAATCACTGAGGACTACGACTCTTTTCATATGGTTCTCCATTTGAAATGCCAGCCCACTGATTGCGCTGAACAAGTAAACCAATTATGGCATAGTTTGCTAGGTCAATGAGGGTATCTTCAATGGATTCGTAGTTCGGCGTGTCGCCGCTATCTATTAGGTTATTAAGTCTAGCCATCTTGTCATACATACGGACTCGCAGTCCGTTCATAGGACCACCTGGTGCTCCAGCAATATTCATTGGACCATAGTCTTCATGCTTTTTAGTCAAGATAACAAATAGTTCACGCATGATTTGTGCTGCGTCTTCACTTTCCTTCATTGAGCAACTCCCTTAGTTCTATGTCCATATCCTTCTTGGCTACTTGTACTACTATCTCGTTGAACACTTCGTCTGTCTTGCCGTACTTAGATGACAGCATAAGGGCTGCTATGCCAGTGACAAGGAACTTGGCATCTTCTGGGTCTATATCTATGGCTTCATAGACATCATGCAAAGCATGAAGGATATTGAGGTGCTTCTTTTCGGACAATTGTATAACCATATCAAAATCTAAATGGTCGGCATGCTCCCAGAAACTATCATCCATTGGCAATACATTCTCTGATTCGTTCGTCAATCCACTCACTCCCTTTTTTTATCATCATAGAGTTTACATCTTCACCGTCTGGCATGCTGATGATATTTACATTACCAAGTTCACGGCTAATCTTCTTGCCAAACTCTAAGCCAGGGGCATCTCCGTCTGCTAGGACAATGACTGTTTCAAAGTCATCTAAGATTTTAGCGTAGTGTTTCTTCCAGTTGTTTGCACCTGGGATACCAACTGTTGGGTGTGCTGTCTTGACGTTCATCATAATACAATCGAACTCACCTTCGGTTACACATATGTAACTGTCGGCAGCAAAAACTGCTTGCGTATTAAACATAGTAGTTTCAGCACCAACTAATCCCATATACTTAGCATCATGTGTGCCAGTTAAGTCACGGAATCTAATGTCAACAACACCTGATGGTGTTATGTATGGGATAGCAAGTCTGCCCTTGTAAGGCTCATGCCCTGGAAGTGGGTCTTCTACCACTCCCAAGTGAAAGACCTTTGCCTCTTCTACCGAGAGATGACGGCTTGACAGATAGACGCTCGCGCTTTCTATTGCTGTTGTGTACCTCTGTGTTGCCTGCAGTAAGAACTTTCTCTGCGAATTGTTTAGCCTCACGAAAGTTAACTCCTTCTTTGTACATGATTAAAGAATAGACATCGCCTTTGACGCCACAACCGTGACAGACAAAGGCGTTCTTATCGTAGTTTACTGCTGCTGATGCATGACTATCTAAATGAAAGCAGCACTTCATCTTACGCCAACCCGAACCTATCGGTGGTGTATCTGCACCTATGTAGTGCAGGTATTCTTCAATGCTTGGTTTCTCCATTGTTTAAGGCTCTCTTTAGTAGGTCTAACCACACATGTCCAGGCATGGTGCAGTACCACTCGCTAGGGCTCCGCTTCCCTTTACGTTTGTGCCACACCACGCCTGTCCACGCCCCGTCATTGCTCATTTCTATGAGCAATTCCTCTGTCCATCCAGCCAAGTTCATCTTGGCATGATTTTTTATTTCAATTGTAACTCCAGGTATACCAGAGATGTCACCCTTATCTAGCGTAGCGCCAGCCAGTCGTCTATCAACATACTGAAACCCATTCTCTTTGAGATATGCAACGACATCTCGCTCTGCTCCAGAACCTTTAGCCTTGGCTGCGCTACTCATTATTCTCCCCAGTATTTCATAATAATAGTAACTGCAGTATGAAGACTGCAATCGCAATCTCCCCCTACTTTTTCCATCTCTTCAAAATGAGAATCATTTTCTTCCCATATTGAAGTTACTAATTCACCAATTGTATATGGTTTGTAGTAAGTCTCACTCATTGTTTTCTTCTCCTACTATATCAAAATCTGCATAGTCTGCTATTTGACTACCACATTCGTCTCGAACATGCTCAATAGCCCACTGCATAACGTCATCTTCTGTGTCTGGTACGTTTATATAGCCTGTATATACAAACTTAACTTCGGTCATGTTGTCATCTGCTCCTGTCTGTAATCTCTAACTACATCTTCAAGATACATAGAGCCAGGCTCGAATGATAATGAGATGTAAGTGTTACCTGTTGGGTCTGCTTTGCCATAACGATTCTTAACAGGGGCTATGCATAAGTAAGCATCTTGTCCTTGCATCATCTGACCTACAGTTAAAACCATAGCAGGAATCTGCGCGACCTTGCCTTGTAGCGCTGACCGTGGCTGACACGGATAGCCAGGTGCGCCTTCCTGTGTATGGTGTAGAACTAATACGGCTGCGTTAGTATCTCTTGCAAGATACTTAAGTTCTTTCATAACTTGTCGCATGCCTGCAAACTCTTCGTGTCCATCAATAGCAATGTCCATAAGATTATCTACAACTATAAGGGTAGGACTTCTACCCCAGATAGTTTCGAATGCAGATACTTCTTCATCTAAATCACGGAGAGTAGGGCTTGGTTCGAATGACCAATACATATTTCCATACTCACGTAAGATTGACTCGGCTGTATCTGGCTGCGTCTTTAGCATTTGTTCTGCTTGTTGTTGTGGAATGCGTGCGCGGAGTGCTAGCAATCTCATAGCCATAGTATGTGCATTGGTATCTGCAGAGAAATATAATGTAGGTTGTTTCAATCTTGCTGCGATATGCAATGCAATACTTGACTTGCCTGCACCAGGGGTGCCTGCAATTACTGTTACTTCTGCACGCCGTAATATAATTCCTTCTCTTGCGAAGGCTTGGAAAGGTGGCGGTAACGGTTCCCCGCCAACCTCTGCCTTGCCTACGCTACGGCGTAGTGTTTTCATTTATGCCTTTGTTTGGTCGGCTACGAATGTAGCAAACTCTTGCGAGCCTGCCTTTACATATTGAGTTGCACACTTAGTTGGGTCGCCCTGCTTGGCAGGACAGAAGTGACCCTTGTATGGACCGAACTTACCTGTCATGCCATAGATACGTGTCATTGAACCATGAGGACACATGCGTTGTCCTGCACCTGCTGGTGCTGATGCTGTGTCGAATGATGTAGAAACAATTGTACCGCCAAGTGTGTTAGCGATATAGCCTGCTGCTGGTGAGATAGGAGTTGCATCTGATGCGCTAGAACCAGTGCTACGCACTGCTTTTTCGACTTCATCAATTGCTTCTACGATTGCAAAGACTTGTGTTGTCAATGCTGTAAACTCATCAGGTGTGTTAGCACGAAGTGTTAACTGTGTACCTGCTGTTGTCTTAAGATTGATACTGATAGGTGCTTCTGAATGGGACATTATTCTCCTTGTATCGGTGTAGATATGTTTTTCTTTTCGCGGTGCTTTCTTACTTTCATGGCAAGTTCAATACCTTTCCAGCCATGAACTAAGTCTACGAAGTGAAGGGTACATTGTCCACTACCTGCTGGTAGATGCACGATGATTCCCTTCTCTGTGTTGATGTCACCCCAACTACCACGGGTTGCCGTGGCAGGGTCATACGGCAAGCCGTGTGCATACACTGCTAACTGCATAGCGATTTTGTTTGGGTAACTAATGCTGCCTGTCTTAAGGTCAGAGATAAACTTCTCGCCTTTGTATTCGACAACACGGTCAGGTGTTCCAGCAATCTTGTACTTATCTAGTACGCAGAACTGCTCAATGTTTATATTAGTAAAGTTCTTTGTCGCCTCAGCATACGCTTGTATGTCTGCGACATAATCATCTGGGATAGGACCGAGGTCTTGACCTCTGTCTAACTTCTCTGTAAGAGAATGAATTGCTGTTCCAATAGTAGCCTGCTTAGTTGCACCTGCTGCTTGCATTGCATCTTCAACTAACTTATCCATCTCTAACTTATCTTCACGTGCTGCTGATGCAGCAAGTAGTAAGTCAGAACGTAATGTTAATCCAGTTGCAGCCATGCGTAACTTCCATGCTACCAATGCAGTACCGTCATCTAATGAACCAGCAACTGTTGTTGTTCGTGTGTATGCCACTGGCTTACCACCTTTAGGTGGTACCACCATTGGTCTGCCATACCTATCCCTTGGTATCTCTAACTCTGTCATGTTTCTCCTTTGATTAGATGTCAGTGGGGGTAGGACAAGGAGAGAGCCAAAACCTACCGCCCATCTGACTGTCCCATCATAGCATAAGGAACGGCTTATGCATTGACGTCATTGCCGCAGTGCGGACAAAGTTTTTCCTTTGCGACATATGGTTCATGCTCTACTGTATCGGAGAATGATATGTCCATATAAATCTTGCACCCGCTACGCGTTTGCTTGGTTCTAATAATAGCACCTGATTTATGTAGCACTGACAACACGCCACTTGCTGTGCCGTGATGCATGTCTGTTAGGTATGACAACTCTTGCCATGTTAATCCTTGGCGGATTTGTTTTAATAGTGCTAACGCTTTTTGCTGGTTGTTATATTCCTTGCCAGTGCGCAGATTTACTAGTGCTCTCTCTTTACTAGTATCTGTGCCTGACCAACCAGCAGTACCGTTATAAGGCACATAGGCTGATGTCATTTAAGATTATCCTCATCAAGAGGCAGTGACCAGATATCTCCCCAACCATCTTCTTTGCGCTTGAGAGAAATCTTTCCGTCTGCTCGTACTTCAACTAAGAAGTACTCACCTTTGTCAATAAAGATTGCTTGAGTAACCACTGGTAACTGCATTACTCTGCTTCTTCTACATCAAGTACTTCGATTACATCTACATCTATATCTGCAGCGTAACAATCAACTGACATGTTCTCTGTAATAACATTGTCAATCTCATCTTCATCTTCTGCATCTATTTCAAATGTACCAGTGATTGTGAATGTTCCACGATACTTGGTTGTAAGTTTTGCGCACCCGATAGCGTCGAGTAACTCATTAACTTCAGGCTTGCTGATTGTCTGCTCACCGTTACTCCATTCAACTTCACTGAAGAAGTCACGGACAGCATTACGTAACTCACGCATTTCTTTGCGTTGATTGTCGTTGACTTGCTGGATTGCATCTATATCCTGCGTTCTCTTTTTGAAATGCAGAACTTCTGCTTCCGTATATGTTACTACTGATTGCGTAGTACCGTCGTCATTTGTTGTATTGATTGTGATTGTGTTCATGTTTCCCTCTCGTTGTTTGTGTGTGCTCCGTGTTCGCCATTGGCGGAGCAACCCAATGGGATGTCCCTTATATAGAAAAAGATTAACCATATAAGTTCTGCGTTTACCCATGCTAAGGTAAATCTATGCAAGCACTAGGCTTAGTGCTTTGTTTTTGATAGTGTCGTTACGACCACTGAGGGTGGCAACGGCAAGGCGTTCGGAGCCACCCGATGCATGATGGTCAGCGTATTCTACCACTGCTTGCCATGCACCAAATGCTGTGCCTCGAATGTTTGCTTGTGTATCTGATTCATTGTATACCTGCCACGCCTTATCGCGTGCAGTGATAGCAAGAGTCTGTTGTCTACGCTCACCTTGTGAGAGCATGTGGTATGGCTTGTCCTCTACTGTAGTAGGCAAAGCCCATACACGCTTGAAGTAATCACGTACTTGTGCTGCTGATACCTCACGCTGTAGCAAGCCATCTGCTACCAACTCATACTCTTCGATTGCTTGGTATGTAAGTTGTGTGATGTTACGGATATCATTTACAGATAACTCTGAGTTACTTGTATGCTTCATAACATAAGTAAAGTCATTTGTTTTCTTGCCCTTGATTAATCCGTTGATTTGATTAGAGCAGAACAAACGCTCAATGATAGGGCGAATGCGTACTGCGCATGAACCATCATGTGATGATTGCACTAGCAAGAATGCAGCGTGTGGGTCATTGGCTACGTTCACACCAAGAGGTAGTTCCATAACCATCCAGATGTTAGCACCGTTATTGTACTCACCTGCTGCTGTATAGCGTGCATCACCTGAATCTACCAGTGTATCTAGCGCACTGAATACTTCCATGTTTTGCACTACCTTGTACTTGTCACCAACTACACCAATGACTTCATTAGTATTGTCTTTACCAAGTTTGATTACTGCTTGCTTCTTAGGTACGGGATAGTAATCTGTTACTGTCTCGTATGCATTGACCTCATTGGAAACATATGCCTGCATATCTGCAAGCATTACATTCCAATCAAGACCAGCCTGTCGTGCAGCCTCTGATGCAGAGCCAGCACTTACTGCGGTGCCAGCCTTTACCCAAGCCTGCTTGTTTAGTTTAGCGACTGACTTGTTATTATATTCTTCACTTACTTGTAGCATTCTCTTCTCCTTTTACCATGACGCATAGTACTCGAACTCTTGGTCCTCTGTACTATTCTCGATTAGTTCGGTTAGTTTTTCTGCTGTGCTTTTGATGTTTTCCCAGTACCATTCATCTACTTCATTGCTACCAAAAAAGAATCCAGATTCAGGTGGCATTAATTCCCATGCTGTTTCTTCTCCACCTTTGATTACTTCAAGGCAATCGTCACGTAGATTGATTAGTGTTTGCATGTTGACATGTATTGGTCTGCAATCATCTACTGAATCTGTCTGTCTAATAATCCAGCCATGAATAGCATTAGCCTTACGCCAGTAAGCAACCTCATCAGTTGTCTTGCGGAATAAAAACATATCTAATCCCATGATTACTCCTTTACCATTTCTCTTTCGTCTACCATATTCCTGCTTGTTCGAGTAGTAACCCCACGGTTTACTAGGTATGCCCTATACAGTTGGTCGTACTCATCTCGGTACTTGTTAGCAAGGAATGTCTTGGCATAACTTGCTGCTTGTGCTCGTATCTTTAGAGTATCGTTACTCATCAGTACTATCTCCGAAGATACCTGCTGTTACTTTAGGATGTAGTTCGGCACGCATCTTGGCAAAGCCATTGCGTTCCCAACCTATTCGGAACATACGTTGCAATAGAATGTTAAGTGAGTAAGTTGGCTGTGCATTTGTTAGTGTAAGGAATGCATCTGCTGTGTTGCCCTGTTCATACTGCAATGCAGCAAGCAAGCATGCTGGTCCACTGATGTAGATAGTATCTGTTGGTGCTGACTCAAGCAAGAACTGTAGTGTTTCCTCGAATCTATACTGTGTTATATCTAGCAGACCTAGTGCATAGTCACGCACTTGAATGTCTGTTAAGTAGAATAGTAGTTGGGCTACTGTAGCCTCATCTACATTGTCTCCTTGCTTGTGCGTCTCAAAGAAACGCTCAATCATTTCTGCTCCAGCACGCTGGATTGTTACATCCTCGTTGCCTACCAAATCACCCAACTCTACGAGTCGGTCATTGATTGTCATTGTCTGTGTCATATTCTCTCTCCTTCTGTTAGTGTTGTGTATACCCATGACCACGACATGTTGTTGCGGTTACGGGGTAGTGCATCTGCTATCGTTCTTAATGCCTCTTCATCATTCGATGCTTCGACATTGAACACTATACATACGCTATAGATGTTAGTACCATCCATTTTTCCTCCAATGTGACCATGCAATTGATGGCTTATCGTAACGATGAACAATATACGACAGCCCCTTCTCAATCTGGAGAGGGGCTGGAGTTCCAGGTTTTGTATTAAGAACTTGCGCAATACCATAAGCACTGGACTCAGGGTTATCTGCATGCATATTCCATGCCGACTCTTTACCCCATAGTTTATTTAGTGAGCGCCATTCTGCTCTAGTCCATGTCGGATGATGTACCTTCATGTATGCAAGAGCGTATGCTTTAGCGCGTTGCTTGCTCCAGATAGTAGGACCAAACTCTACACATTTCGGGTCATAGTTATCTTGGTTTGCTAGTTGTTTAATAGGTATACCTATAAGACTAGCCAGCGTTAGGATTGCTATGCCTATGCTTGCAAAGTATTTCTTGACGATACTAGTCAGCATAGATTACATCAAATGGTTCGTCTGGTAGATTGCATACGCATTCAAAGATAAAGTTACCGCAGTCATCACACTCTTGGTCTTTACCTAATGCTATGTCATCCTCTTGTCTTGGTTCTGTCATAGTAGTTTCCCCTTTATGGTAGATTCTATTACATCTGCTGTGTCATGATGACCTGCTTCTGCTTCATCATATGATTGGTATCTGCGTGTAAACTCTGGCACTTCTGCATCATGTTCATCAAAGACCATAGTTTCATATAGGTCTAAGCCATATGCAAAGGGCAATGCTACTGTAGATACTTGCAGTTTTCCTATGCTTGTCTTTAGATTCATCATCGTCTTGTTGTCCTCTCGTAGTGTTCACGGGTACGGCGAAGCCTTGTGCGTAGGAATTTATTATTCTGTTGTAGTTGGTAGTTAGCAATTGTAGTTACAATTATTAATATGATTGCTGTTGCTAGGGCGATAGACATACCTAGCACTTCTGACATAGATAGATACATAATTCTCTCCTTGAAATATAATGGACTCGCCGATGTCTGAACTTATACCCAAACACCAGCCAAAAAAAAGAGGGTAAGTGAGTGGCTCAGGGGAACCACCCACCTACCTAATCTTTAAGCGTTAACTTCTACAGCATGCACTTCCAACTGAAGTTGCGGTGCATATTGCTTATCACGAGGCACATCTCGATGGTCAAATCGAGTACGCATACGACCTGTTAGCGTGATAGGCATAGAAGTTTCTGTTCCAGCCTTAGTTGCTCCGAGAATCTCACCTACTGTGGATTCATCTAGTGCCACGATATTCATACCGACTACATAGATTAGTCGGTCTGCTGAACCGTCTGAGGTACGGCTTACATCGCGCTGGTCAAACCAACCTGTTAGTAACGTACCTTTTTCGTTCTTATATGTTTTAACGTTCTTGATAGTGCCTGTGATAGTGATTTCGTTTTTCATCTTACTCTCCTTAGTTAGTTGATTGATTTACTTACTTGGCTGGCAAGCCCGCCAAAGGCGACGGGCTTGCCTGCTTTGAATGCCTATCTGACATTCAATTCTAGTGGTTTGTCACACGCTTGGCAGTCATTGAATGCCTTGGGTGTGAGTAGATTGCACCAGTGGCACTGAACTTCTCGTGCTCGCTGGCGTTGGTCATCAAGTTCCCAATATTCCTCATAAACTCCGCCGTCTATTAGTTGTGCGATTGGTGGCAAGAACTCGCTACGGGTTACTGGTTCGTCTGTGTCTATGAACTTCACAGCGAGTTCTATTAGGAACATTGATTCCTCTCTCCATTTTTCTATCATGATTGCTCTCCTTTTCGGTGGACTTACATATGTAACTGATGCGACCCACTCGCTTGCCGAGGGAGCATCAGATGTATCTATAGACAGACAGTGACCTTCACCTAGTCTGTCGTCCTCATGTAGGTTCCAAGCATTGTCATCTGACTTGGACTCGTCATTCTTTAAGCAAGTGGCACACTTGCCTGCTTGGTAGTTGGTAGCCTCAAGCATGGCTGTATCTGCACATGTTTGGCAGTATCCAACTGGGTAGCCTTTAGCCTTGTCTTGTGCGAGAACTGAGCACTCGTAACAAGGCTTGCTTCTATCGAGACCTTGGTCTCGCTGTATCACCATGCATTCGTAGCAGGTGTTCTGGACGCTGATGCCCATGGATTCGGTCATGCTTCCTCCTTATATCCACTGCACTCTGGTTCGTGCATGTTAGAGCCGTCACACTCTGGACAATGGATGAACTTGAACTCTGCGTTCATATCGCCGAGACTGCCAGCACCGCCTGTTAGGTAGTAGCAACCGCACTCAAGCCAGTTCTGAACACCACATACTCTACACTGTATAGTTTCCATGATTACCTTTCTGTGTTAGAGAGATTCTAACTACACAATACAGACCAGCATAGACTGTGCAGACTGTCAAGCCCTGCTCTTTTCAAGGGCTTGATAGACAAGCAGGATATGCTATAGCCATGCAACCGCCCGCAGTATATGCAGTTAAACTGGGCGCAGTACAGAAAGGTTTTTACTGCGTCTAGACTGTCGTCTGTCAAGCACGCAGACTATCTGTACCATAGAGTCGCAGACTAATAATCTGTGGGTCTAAATGACCCCAGATTGTTAAATATGTTTGTTAATATAGTAGAGTATCTCTACCAAATTTATTTCTGTACAGTAGTACCCCCTAGTCTGACCTGCAGTTTTATAATAGTTCTATAGAAAGTGTTCGTTTGACCTGTTTGAACGGATTAATATATATAGAGAACAAAATATATTCGCAAGTCTTTTTATAGCCTTGCTCATACTGTTACAATAGACTGTACTAAACTGCTACAAGGCAGGTGAATACTGTCCATACTAGGGGGCTAGATGACGTTCGAAAAGGGGGCAACTAACCCCAAGACGGCTAAGGCAAACGAAGCCAAAGAGCAGGTACTTATGCTGGTGGCTGAGGGTATGTCTCTCGCCAAGGCTATGGAGAAGGTGGGCTCGAAGCCCGATACCGCCCGCATCTGGATATACCGAGATGCAGACTTTGCCCGTAAGTTGGAGCAAGCCAAAGAGGATGCCAAGAGCAACTCTATTAAGTCCCTTGGTATCCCCAAGGAAGAAATCCAGTTCGCTCAGTTCTCTGAGATGTTCCTGGGTTCTAAAGTATTTCCCCATCATCAGGACTGGGTTGACATATTAGAGGGGCGCGAACCTTCGTGGCTCCACCCTGCTATGACCTATGAGCCTGGGGACGCAACCCGTATGCTCATCAATGTACCTCCTGAGCATGCTAAGTCCACCGTCATTACGGTGAACTACTCAACCTACCGTATCGCCCTCAACCCTAACGTCCGCATCATCGTGGTCTCTAAGACGTTGAACAAAGCACGCGAGTTCGTGTATTCCATAAAGAACAGGTTATCCCATCCCCGCTACGCCAAGATGCAGAATGCATTTGGACCTGAAGGCGGTTGGAAAGCAGATGCAGATACCTGGAAGGTCGACACCGTCTATCTTGGGGGCGATGCGCGTGATTCATCCGAGAAGGACCCGACTATCCAAGCCCTTGGTATGGGTGGTCAGATTTACGGCGCTAGAGCAGATTTGATTATCTTGGACGACTGTATAACTACAGCCAACGCCCATGAGTATGAGAAGCAGATTAACTGGCTCCAGAAAGAAGTTATCACCCGTCTGGGTAAAAACGGTAAGTTGCTTATCGTAGGCACTCGAATTGCTCCTACAGATTTCTATAAAGAATTAAGAGACCCTAAGCACTGGTCTAACGGTAAGACCCCATTTACTTATATGGGTATGCCAGCAGTTCTTGAGTATAAAGATAAAGTTAAAAACTGGGTAACTCTTTGGGGTAGGTCTGATATTCCTTGGGATGGGGATGAAGATACTCCAGATGCAGATGGTCTATATCCTAAATGGAACGGCGAAGCCCTTAATAAAAGACGCGGTGAAGTTACCCCTTCTACGTGGGCGCTTGTCTATCAGCAAGAGGATGTGACTGAGGATGCAATCTTCTCAGCACCTTTGGTGCAAGGCTGTGTCAATGGCATGCGTAAGCGTGGTCCGCTAGACCCAAATAAACCTGGACACCCAGACCGAGTTAGTGGCTATACCATTATTGGCTTTGACCCAGCAATGACTGGTAACTCAGCATTTGTGGTAATTAATTATAACGCTGCTGATAGCCGTATATATGTGCTTGACTGTGTAAACATGTCAGAGCCTACGCCTGCAAAAATTAGAAACACAATTGAAGAGTTGGTTATTACACACCGACCTAATGAGTTGCGTGTTGAGATTAACGCACACCAGAAGGGCTATGCCCTAGATGATGATTTGCGCAATTGGCTTGCCCAGTATGGCTGTGACTTAAAGCCACACTTTACTGGTAAGAATAAATGGGACACAAATATGGGCGTAGCATCTATGTCTACGTTCTTTGGAACAATGCGTGAAGGCAAGTTTCAAAACAATAACGCAATAGAGTTCCCATCTACTGAAGGTTCTGAGGGCATGAAAGCCCTACTTCAACAGTTGATGACATGGAAGCCAAACACTAAGGGTAAGACTGACTGCGTTATGGCTTTATGGTTTGCCGTACTTAGAGCAAAAGAACTAATGCAAGCGTCTTCATTTACTAGTCGCTACAAAGAAAACCGTTGGGCTACTAAGGCGCAACTATCAAAACGACAATCAATCAACCTTGATGCTGCATACCAAGAGCAGTGGCAAGAACAATTCGGATAGGAACTAACATGGCTGGAATCGTAGGAGCAGGAATTAAAATTGGCGGACAAATAGTAAAGGCTGCATTTGGAAAAGAAACAGCAAAGAAGGCTGTCGCTGTGTCAACTAAAAACGCTGCTAAGAAAGCAACAAAAAAGGCTGCGGTAAAGGCTAACGCTCGTGGTCTTAAGGCTGCACAAGGTAAGTCACTTGCTCCAAAAAAGTATAAAGCAGATTCTGAAGGACGCAAGCAAGTTAAGCGTTTTGCTGCTCCACTTGAAAAGTTTAATGGCAAGAAGACTTCTATGCGCATGGGTGCACAGGCAGTTGATGCTGGTCGTTCTTCATTGAAGATTAAAGCAGCAGTCAAGAACCGTAACAAGTAAATGATTAAGCCAAAGAAAAACATTGTTACAAAGGTAGCAGGCGTTGCTATTAAGGCTATTACTAAGTCTAACAAGCCATCTCTTAAGGCTGCACAAAAGGCTAAGCCATTGGCTACTCCTAAGTCTAGTGTTCGTGTAAAGCCTGCTGCTAAACAAAGACCAAATAAGCCAGATGCTGCAAAATTAAACTATAAAAAAAATAGCACGATTGGTCGCGCCGAAGAAAGTGCTTATCGTCAAAATATGAAAGACCAAAGCAAGGCAAATTATTCTGGCTACGGTGCAGGTTCACATGGAGATGCAAGTATTGAAGCAATGATTGCAGGAAAAGAAGCAGTCTTGGGACGTAAAACAAAAATTGGTATTCAGAAATCAATGAATATTAAAAAAGCAAAACGACCAAAGAAGTCTAAGTAATTTTTAATCAATCGTTAGGACAATAATGTTATCAGTTAAGCAGATTGCGGCGCGTGTTGAGTCGCTTAAACACCGCGCACGCGAGCGCGATTCTAGACATGAAGATGTCCTAGCAGTACGTCGTGGTCAGATTTCTAGTGTCTATCCTGACTTCTTTCCAGAAGGCGTAGATGCAAACGTAGTAGCAAACTTTATTGATGTTGTTGCACGAGACCTATCTGAAGTTATGGCTCCGCTTCCTGCTATTAACTGCTCTGCAATTAATCAGGTTGAAGATAAGTCACGCAAGTTTGCTGACACTCGTACTCGTATTGCTGCAAACTATTTTATTAATTCAGATTTACAAGTGCAGATGTATACTGGTGCAGACTGGTATCTTACATTTGGTTTCGTCCCTTTCATTATTGAATTCGACGAAGAGGCAAAACTGCCGCGTGTTCGCATAGAAAACCCTGTAGGTGCTTACCCAGAGTATGACCGCTATGGACGCTGCATTGCTTTTGCCAAGAAATACCGTATGACAGTTGCCGAATTAGTGTCTCAGTTCCCTGAGCACGAAGAAGGCATTCTTGGCAAAGATGGCTATGAGCAAGACATGAATAGTTATCTAACTGTCATTCGATACTACGATAAAGAACAGTCTGTAATTTATGTTCCAGACCGTAAAAACTATCCAGTATCAGTAGCGACTAATCCGCTAAAAAAGATGCTAGTTCACATTGCACGTCGCCCATCTATTGATGGCGAAATGCGTGGACAGTTTGATGATGTACTTGGTATTCAATTGCTTCGAAATCGTTTTGCATTACTTGCAATGGAAGCAGCAGAAAAGTCAGTACAAGCACCACTTGTTTTGCCTAGCGATGTTCAAGAGTTTGAGTTTGGTGGCGATGGTGTTATCCGTACAAATAACCCTGCTGGTGTTCGCCGCGTAGAACTTCCTATTCCTGCTGGAGCATTTAACTCACAGCAAGTTTTGCAACAGGAACTACGTACAGGAACACGTTATCCAGAATCTCGTAGCGGTAATGTTGATGCGTCAATTATTACTGGTCAGGGTGTACAAGCACTTATGGGCGGGTTTGATACGCAGGTTAAGTCTGCTCAGGCTATCTTTGCTTCAGCACTTAAGAATGTTATTTCAATCTGCTTTGAAGTTGATGAAACAGTATTTGATGAAAAGAAAACAATTCGTGGCGTAGACGCTGGTGCGCCATATGCACTTGAGTACACACCATCTAAGAATATTAAGGGTGACTATTCTGCAGATGTACGCTACGGCATGCTTGCTGGGCTTAACCCAGCACAGGGACTTATCTTTATGCTTCAGGCATTGGGTGGCGATTTAATTTCCGTTGACTTGGCTCAACGAGAAATGCCGTTTGGCATTAACGTCACACAGGAACAAGAGAAGATTGAAGTTGAAAAACTTCGTAAGGCTCTCATTGGTTCACTGCAAGCATATACACAAACAATTCCACAAATGGCATCTCAGGGACAAGACCCACTACCTATCATTCAGAAAATTGCTTTGGCAATTAAGGGACGTAAAGAAGGTAGACAAATTGAGGATGTTATTGAGGAAGTGTTTACACCAGAGAATCCCCCTGCTGGGACTCCAGTTGAGCAACCCGTCCCCTCTGCTCCTGGCGCTCCAGTAGGGGGCGCTCCTGCACAGGGACGACCAGATTTACAAATGCTGCTTAGTCGTTTGAGTTCAAGCGGAGAGGCATCTGGCTCAGTACAAACGCAACAGCAACGAATAATTTAAAGGGAGAATCATGGCAGCAGCACGCAAGAAGCCAGTACGCAAAGCAAAAGTAGCAACCGTACTTAATGATGATTACTCTATGCTAGAAAAACATTGCATTGCAATTAATGAATATTTTAAAGCGCTACGCACTGCAGGATTTTCGGAAGCAATTGCTCTATCAATGATTCAAAGTGTTGAATCTTACCCAGACTGGATTATTCCAGACCTACCAAACAAAATTGATAATATTCCATATGATGATGAGGATGACGACTAATGGCACAACAAGGCGGATATCGCAAGCCAGAGAATCCTGCACCATCTTCAGGACCAGGCGCTCTTTCACAGCGCACAGATGGCGGACCAGCACAAGGCGCTAAGTATATGTCAGGTATGCCTTATGGCGAAAATACAATGGACCAGCAAACTGCTGCTCCTATGTCTGGTGGTTCACCTATGCCATCGGCGTTAGCATCTATGCCTATGCCTACACCTTTAATGGCACCTACATCACGACCAAATGAACCAATTACATCTGGTATTGATGCTGGTGAAGGACCAGGAAGTAGCGCACTTAACTTACCTACAGAACAACCTACACTTGCAACTACGTTACGTAGAATTGCACAGTTCGACAATACTGGTGAAGCAGAATTACTTTACGCAGCAATCGCTGAATATGGGTACTAATGGCTCGCATTGTCAAACCCGTTGTTGCGGAGTTAAGTCCTAATATTTACACGGCTGCAAAGTCTGCCAATCTTTCACCTGAAGAACAAACTATTGTCGAGCAGTTTTCTTTTACTGTTAAAAATGCAAAGCGCCTTCGTGCTATGGATGGTAAGGCTGCAAAGCAAGAGTTTCAGAATTTAACAGAGGATGCACAGGCAAGCATTCGTGCAATGTATCCTAATGCTGAGTTTGCTAAAGATGACCCATCTGTTGCTCAGAGACTGTTGGGCTTGGGAGTAAGTGCAGTAAAACTTGCTGGCTCTCCTATTATTGCTACATTTAAAACTGCTATTGAGTATGGAAAAACAATCAATACGGGTTACTCTGCTGTTCGTGAGATTCAGCAAGGTGCAAGTCCTACTGAAGGAATTGAGCCACTTAATGCTTTAAAATTAAAAAATCCATTTGCTAACACAGTATGGTCACAATCATACAATGGTCGTGAACTATATGACAAAGGTGCAGTTAATCGGCTAGAAACAAAGCATGGAAAAGAAAAAGTATTTGTAGCAAAGGGACTGCTTGCAGGAAAAACTCCTGGCGAAATTGTTGAAGAGTACGGTAAGCCAGACAAAAATATTGCTGATGCAATTATGACAGCATTTGATGAGCCAGATGAATTTAATATTATTCTAGGTGACGTTAGATATGCACAAACATCACCAGGCAGAGACATTACTCGTTATGCTTTAGAGGCTAGACCAACATCTGCTGGCGGAATTATCACAAGAATTCTGCTTAATGTTGGCGAGAAGCCAGAAAATAAAAAGAAAATTGCTGAGTGGGAAAAGAAAATCAAAAAGCGCTCTGGATTCATTGACGCTTTCTATCAGATTATTGTAGACCCACTAACATATATAACTGGTGGAACAACCAAGATTGCCACTAAGGGTGGAAGACTTGCCGAGAATGTAATGAATCAGGCTAAGAATGGAAACTATTCTGGTTCTATTAAGCAAGTATTTGCAGAACCTGATGTTCGTAATCTTTGGAATGGCGACCTTGGTAAACTAATTAAAGACTATGCTGATGCTCCCAATACGGCAGTAAAGCAAAATGCCTACCGTACTATTGCTCAGAACTTTCCTGGGTTTAGCGACTTTAAAACAGTAGATACTCTTGCAAAGAATCTTGAAACTTTTGATGCTGATGGTGCCGAGAAGTTCTTTGGTGAGATTAATAACGTAACACTTTTGCTTAATGGTCGCGTAGATGGCGTTACATTTATGCGTAATGGTATTGCTACTGCTCGAAATCAACGCCACATCAGCGGTGGTATGGCTACAGCAGCAGATGCTATCTTTAATCCTAGTGCAACTAATGCAGCGGTTGGTTCGAAGTTAGATAAACTACAATCTAAGGGTATGGATACAATTAGTATTCTTAAAACCGTTGGAGAAGATATTGACTTTGGTGTAAACAAGGCTGGAGTTTTAACATTTTCTGATATTGATAAAGATATCAAGACAGCGCGTAGAATTTCAGAAGCAATTGGTCGCATAGCAGCACGCAATCCAGCAGGAAGCCAGATTATTCTTGGCGAAGATGCTATTAAAACTGCTGAAAACTTTAGACTTGTAGCCCGTCAGGTATTTAATCGTGACCTTGCTGACTTTGTTACATTTGAGTTTATTAATTCTAACATGGATGAGCAAGTTGTTATCTTGCGTAACCTTTACGCATCTGTTATGTACCGATATGGTCTGCATGGCACAGCAGAAGGTACTCAACTTATTGAAGAAGTATTAAAAAGAACATTTAATAACCGTTCTGGTATGACAACTACATCTCGTACAGAAATCCCAGAGGACTTTGCCTCTGAAGTTAGCACACATGCCCTTAAGATTGAAAATGATTCAAGACTTCTTGCTGCTCGTGGCATTGTTCAGCCATCACAAATTGCAGATGCAATTGGAAACCTGCCATATGAGCAGATTATCCAAGTAGCAGCACAAACTCGACGCAAGAATTCTATTCCAGCGCTTTTTGATGGTGCTACACGTAACCGATATGTTAGCGAGTTTGTTAACTTTTGGACAATTCTGACTCTTTTTCCTCGCCTTGGTATTCGTTCTGCTATTGATGAGACATTTATGTATGCGCTTAGTGCGCCAGCACGTGATTTGCTTAACTTTGCTAGACCATCTGTTAAGAAAGAAGGCGCAGTACTAACTGCACTTACTGGTTCTAAAGCAGCAGTTGGTCCAATTAAGCGTGGTATTAATAAAGCATTCCGTAAGGGTGGAGCAGAAGAAAAACTTTCTATTGAAGAAAGAATCCGCATACCACAGGACCTTGCAGAACGCCTTGGTGTTCCAGTAGAAGAAATTACACATATGCAGATTCGTGAAGAAACTGTAAATCGTGTATTTCGTATGTTTGGTGTAGATGAAACAAGCAGTAACTTCTCTTATATTAAAGAAGCATTTGTTTATCACCCAGATGTGCTAAACTCAATGGCATCATCTGTTGCTGCACGTACATCTCTTGGTGGAAGATTTGATAAAGAGATTATTGATGCGGTATTTACTCCATCTACTTTGTCACAGGCTTTAAATGACGCATCTCTTAAGACTGGTAGAAAGTTTAGAGCCATATCTACAGAAAAGTTGCGTAGTACAAATGACAAGTGGCTAACACTTGCTCACTTTGATACATGGTATCGCCAGTTTGTGCCTAACACTAAGTCATTAGGTGATAATATAACCGTTGACCCAATCAATGCATTCTTCCGCAACAATGGACTTAGAACAACTAAAGATTTTGCTACTGCTAGAACTGAAATGCTTGAAGTAATTGGTGTTTCATATGACTATACAACACGTCAGTTTAGTATTAAGCGTCCAGATACTATTAAGAAGTTCTTGAATCTTTTTGGAGACTCTTTATACTTTAGTCAACGTGGTGTTCAGCCAGCAGAAATTGCACGTATCCATATAGAGACAATGCTGCTTGATATGCGCAATACTTTTCATGGTGGACCTAAGTCTTTTAATGAAGAACTGTGGACTTTACTTACAGCCAAGCATAACAACTTAGTTGCTTATGAAATGGAAAGCGGTAAGAAGATACTAGGCAAGTGGTCTAAGGTTTCTAACTCTGTTACATTTGATGAGTTTGAAAAGGCTACAGTAGGTAAGCAACCAGTTGGAGAAATCAATACATCTATTGAATTTCCTGCATTAGTACCAAAGGCTGAACTAGAATCAGCATGGGCTAAGGCTGGTAATGGAATTATGGAACAGATGGACCGTCAGGTTACAGGTTTGTTCCGTCAACCAGCAGTATTATCTACATATACACGCCTTCGTGAAGGCTACTCTGGACTACAAGATGAATACACTGCTCTTGTCTACAAGCAATTAAAGGCTGAACGCCCTAATATGCCAGATGATGTATTAATGGAACGTGCGGAAAATATGGCACGTAAACGTTATACAGAAATTGCCATGTCAGAGGCTACTGATTCCGTTCTTAAGTATGTAGATAACCCAAATGTCCGTTCTAATCTTGCACTATCAACTAGAACAGTTGCTCGTTTCTATCGCGCAACCGAAGATTTCTGGCGACGCTACTATCGTTTGATGCGAGAGAAGCCATTGCAGGTTATTTACCGTATGCGTTTAGCCCATCAAGGTCTATCTGCTCGTGGAGAGATTCACTATGATGAGAACAATGAACCGTATGTAGTATTACCTACAGATGCTATTATAAATGCAGCAGTAGAACCAACAATGCGCAAGTTAACTGGTTCATCATTTAAGGTTCCACAGTTTAATGATATTACTTTAAAGTTAAGATTGATTAACCCATCATTCTCACCTGATGCTGGACAGCCATCACTATCTGGTCCTGTTGCGGCACTATCGTTTATTGGTTTTAAATCAATTCTTGGATATGCACCTGGACCTTTAAAGGCTCCAGCAGAAGAGTTTGCTAATGAGATTGATACATTTGCACTAGGTAATCTTGGTGACAATATGACAGTACAGCGTGCAATTGTTCCTTTGTTCTTGCAGAATCTAAGAGACATCATGCCACGTATGGAACTATCACGTCAAGAAACTACTGCTGCTTTTCAGGCTATATCTTATATCCAAGCATTTGGTGATGAAAGTACACGACTACCTGATAACCCAACAGATAAACAGAAGAACGAATACATTAAGAGTATCAAACTTGCATCACATAATATTGTTGCTGCTCGTGCTTTACTCGGTATGATTTCTCCTATCTCGCCAACCTTGCGTGAAAGCAAGGGAGTTCCTGATTACATTAAGAACACTGGTATTACCAGTATGCGTGCAGAGTTCTATGACATCCTTGCTGGTATCTCTAAGACAGAATCAGATGATGTATTCGATGCATATGAACTAGCAGTTGCTATGTTTGTTGGCAAGAATCCAAGAAAGATTATCTACACAGTGGCACGTAATGAAAGAAACACTAAGGTTCTTATTCAAAAGACTGACCAAATGAAGAGATGGTCTATCTACAATAAATCTTTTATTGACACATATGGTGAGGCAGCATTTGTATTTGCGCCACAAGTGGGCGACTATACAGCAGATGCTTATAGTTGGATGGAATCGCAAGACTTTATCAAGTCACCTAAACTTGAAGACTATCTAACTAATGTGCAAACAGCACAGTCTAAGCAGGCTTACTTTGATATTGCTCGTCAAGAAGAAGAAGCACTAGCAAATCAGGGCAGCATACCGGCACGTAAAGCAATTATTGCAGATGCAACTAATCGCCGTAATGCCTTAAAGATAGCAAACCCTATGCTTAACACAGCACTATCTACTGGTGGTTTTGAGGTTGGCACAGAGGAAGCAATTCTATCTTCAATTGAGCAAGCACTAGATGATAAGTCAACACCTATGTCTACTCAACTGCGAAAGAATATGGCTATATCAACAAAGTTGATACGCGATTTTATCTCTTTCTCTAAAGACCCAGAGATGAAACTCATCTGGAACTTTACAGATGCTAAGCGCGAAAAGCGTAATGAAATTGAAATGCTTCTATCAGACTTGATTAAAGCAGACCCATCTATCAGAGAGGCTAACCGAGCAGTGTTTGCACCTATCCTTGGATTCTACTCTCGTGACACCTACTCAGTTGGAGGCAAGTAATGGAAGAAAAGTTAAGTCCTAATAAGACTGGAACTCTTACCAAAGAGACTCAAACTGTTAAGGATATGCAGGAAGACTTTGGAGCCGGTGGTAAATATACCATTACTCAGGCTGGTAATACTTGGATTCTAAATTCAAATGATAATACTGGCGAACGCTTTATGTTTGTTGATAGTTCTGGAAACTATCAAGTACTAAATGCGGACCAAGTTCGTTCAGCATATGTAAAAGATGCTGCTGCTCGTGGTGGTATTGATGGTCTAAGAAACCGTTTATACAAGGCTGGCTTCATGAATGAAGTTGAGTACAGGTCAAAAGATGCTACAGCATTAAATGCTGGAATTGTTAAGGCTGCACGTAAGATAACGATAGATGCAGTTACAAACTTTACGGATACAGAAACTCCTTTAGTTTCATCATTTGATAGTTTCTTAAGCAGAGAAGCCCAATACAATGCATTAGGTGATGGTCCATCTGCCAATGTTAATATGTCTACTCGTACACAGACAGACCAAGATATTGATGAATTCTTTACAGAGTATCTAGGTCGTAGAGCAACTCAATCTGAAAAGGTAGACTACTTTAACCGTGTATCAAAAGAAGAAAAAAATGCTGTTAGAAAAAGTAGCGTAAAAGATGGTAAGCAGGTTACAGTTGGTGAGTATCTTGACCAAACAGATTACTATCGTATTCGTTCTGAAGTATTAAAGCCAGCAGTTAAAGGCACAGCAATTGAAGATATTACTCAAGGCAATGGAAAAATTGCTAAAGATGTAGCGGACATTAAAGCGTATGCTGCTGATTATGGTATTAGATTAGATACTAAGCAGGCTTTGGACAAAGTTTATTCAGGTCTAACGCCAGGTAAGTCACTAACAACTGGCAATCTTGATAGCCAGAAGGCTGCAATTAAAGAAATGTCAAAGGCTTTTTATGGCAAGTTGTCTCCACTTATTGACCAAGGGGTCAAGGTTTCAGATATTGCTAACCAGTTTGCGTACTACAAAGGTCAGACACTTGAGTTACCTGATAATGCAGTAAGCATATTTGATGAAGATATCCAGAATGCTCTTAAGAATGAGGGCAAGGATGGAGTCATGACGCTGACCGATTATCAGAAGTTATTACGTAATGACCCAAAAACAAAATCAGTTTGGTTAAAGACAAAGAACGCTAAAGAAGAAGCATCAAACTATGCTAATGAAATTCTTAAGTCGTTCGGATTGATAGGATAATGACTACTGCATCATATGGCACTAATTTTCGTAGAGCAGAAGAGGCTTCTAACGCAGAGGGTATGACTAAGGCTGCACTTGATTTTGCTTTAAAGAATGCAAAAGAAAATCCTACTAAAGCAAATCTTGCAATTCTTGCAGATACTAGCGCTGCCAGACAGCAAACGCTTATAGCACAAGGAAAGTCTCCAGAACAAATAGCAGAACAAGTAAAAGCAATAGTAGATGGTTTACCTGCTCAGACAGAAGAATTAAATAATATAATTAAAGAAGCAGATACTGCTATTGCTGGAGTCAATGCTGCTGGTGCAGAAGTTGTTGCTGCTGGTGGTACTTTTGAACCAGTAGGAAAAGATATTACAAAAGATGGTCGAGATGCTTTTGCTTTATTAGAGCAGACTTTTAAACAGTATGGCTTAGAAGAACTTGTTCCAGCAATTAAGCGTTATATGTCAGATAATCTTGGTCCTAACCAGGCAACTCTTGAACTTAGAAAAGAACCAGCATATATTGCTCGATTCAAAGGTAATGATATTCGTCGCAATGCTGGACTTAATGCTCTTTCAGAATCTGAGTACCTAGCACTAGAAGATTCATATTCACAGACTCTGCGTGCGTTTGGTGTTCAAACCTATCTAGGTGCAGATGCAAAAACTCGACAGAAGGCTATGTCAGATATTATTGGAAGCGATATATCTGCAACTGAATTTAAAGATCGTATTGATACTGTTGTAACTCGTGTTACAAATGCAGACCCTGCGGTTAAGCAGACACTTAGAACTTTTTATGATATTAAAGATGAAGACCTTACTGGGTATTTTTTAAACCCAAAAGAGAATCTTCCTAAATTACAGGAAAAAGTAACTGCAGCAGAAATTGGTGCAGCAGCAAAAGCGCAAAGTCTTACAACTAGTGCTGCTAGTGCCGCTGCTTTAGCACAATTTGGAATTACTAAAGAACAGGCACAGGCTGGCTACGCAACTATTGGCGAAGTAATGCCAACTGCATCTAAGTTGGGTCAGATTTATAATGATGAATACACCCAGAGCACTGCAGAGCAAGAAGTATTTAAGGGTACTGCTTCCGCAAAGCGTAAACGTCAGCAACTTGCTGAACGAGAAGTAGCCTCATTCTCTGGCTCATCAGGAAGAGCAAGAACAGGACAGCCACAAACTAACTCTGGCATGTTCTAAATAAAAATCCCTAGACGGACCGACTAGCCCCGTCAGGCGTAAAAGACTAGGAGTAGAAGCCAGCCAGTTTCCCCGAACTGTAACTGTGGTCTGCGAAACTAACAACGATAGAAGGGTGAGGTTGCTATGAGCAACAACAACAACTGGGATAATGACGACGACCTAGATATGTATAACGAAGTCAATCAAGACGAAACGAATGGTATTAAAGACCTTCGTAGAGCCAAGAAAGCCGACGAAAAACGTATCAAAGAACTCACAGAAAAGTTGGAAATGTTTGAACGCCAACAGCGTGAGACTACAGTTAAGTCAGTCCTAGAATCCAAGGGAGTCAACTCCAAGGCTGCCCGTCTAATCCTTAAGGATTTAGATGAAGTCAACGAAGAGTCAGTTAATACTTGGCTCCGCGAAAATGGAGATATTGTCGGATATACCGAACCAGTAGAAGAAGAGGCTAAGCCAAACGTGCGCGAGTTTACTCGCCAAGATGGTGCAACTCAATTTGCTGCGACTCCCGACGTTTCAGATGAATATGTTGATATGTTACAAAACTATGACGGACACTCTGAAGAGGAATTACTATCCATAATCCAGAGCATCTCTAACAAGATGCAATAACCCAGAAAGAAGGTATTGGCAAATGGCTGATAACTTTACAACTTCAACCTCTGGTTTAGGTTCCAATCTTGTAACTTTGGCATACGATAAGTTGATTGAACTCAACCTTCGTTCAGTGCCACAGTTCCGCGCAATCGCGGACAAGAAAATTGGAAGCCCAACCCACGACGGTTCTTCAATCCGTTTCCAGTTTCACAATGATATTGCTGACACCACAATTGCTGGTGCAACACTCGATGAAACTGTAGACCCAGATGCAGTAGCACTTCCATCAACTACAACACTAGATGTCGCTCAGACAGAACTAGGTCGCGTAGTGCTCCCAACACGCAAGTTGTCACTTATGTCACTTGCAGATGTTGACCCATGGATTGCTAACGCAGTTGCGTTCAACATGGCAACAACACTAGACAATGGTGTTGCTGCTATTCTTGATGCAGGTACAAACGTCATCCGCGAATCCGCTGGTGCACTTTCAACAACTGCTGCTAAGTCAACAATCGTAGCAACAGACACATTTAAGGGACGCGACGTACGTTACGCTGTAACAAAGTTGCGTGCTTCAAACGTTGTTCCACGTGGCGGAATGTATGTTTCATACATCCACCCAGAAGTCTCACACGACCTTCGTACAGAGACAGGTAACAACATCTGGCGTACACCACACGAGTACCAGAACGCTGGTCCACTATTTGCTGGTGAACTAGGCGCATGGGAAGGTGTTCGTTTTATCGAGACACCACGCATGACTAACTCAATCTCAGGTGGTGCTCTAACAGCACTTGCTACTGCTCCTGCAGTAAGTGGTGTTTCAGGTGCATTCACAATCGTTGCAGCAAACGCTGCATTCGGTGGTCTTGCTGAGGTCGGAGATGCTATCTCTGGTACAAACGTAGGTTCAGGTGCTTTGATTACAGCAATCTCAGTTGGCGCTACAAACACAACATTCACTGTGTCTGTTGCTAACTCAGGAACTGTTGGAACAAACACTCTTACAGTTACACCAAAGGCTCGTGTTTACAACACTTACGTACTAGGACAGCAAGCACTTGCTGAAGCAGTATGGAAGGAACCAGGCATTGAGTTTGGTAACGTTGTAGATAAGTTGAACCGCTTCCGCCCAGTCGGCTGGCATGGAATTATCAACTGGTCTATCTACCGTCAAGAGGCGCTATACCGCATCGAGACTGCTTCATCAGTTCGTCCATAATCTAAGTATTTAGATTGGTGGGGCAGAGGGAAACTTCTGCCCTATCTATAAAACGGCTTAGGAGGCTACATGGCATACAAATTTACAACACCTACAATCAGCGAAGGACCTGCTGGTGAAGGGCGTTTATTCAGTCGCTATAGGCTTGTGCGTGGCATAACAGTACTTAAGATAGAGGGAGAGTATTACGAAATTCGATTTCCTTCCTCAGAAGAAATTGCAGAGGCAGATGTTGCGTATATCGGGGGATATTCGTATGAAGTCAGCCTAGGAGAAAAGACAGACCTTGAGGCTGCAGGATACGACGTGGAGACTATATAAGTGTGTGAACATATCAGTAAGGTAATTGAATGGGGATTTACTGACGCTCACGATTTTAAAGTTACAAAGTATGGATGCTTAAACTGCAATGAAGTTTCGGACGTACCATTCTTGTCAAAAACAATCGTTGTTGACCATACCACTTGTGGTGGACCAGAGGTCTGCTTCGGATGCAAAGCAACAGGACTCTTGTTGAATACTGGAGATGCTTCTTCACAGAAGCAAACTAGCAACAAGAAGTGGGAAGGCGAATTAAAAGCCTACCGCAAGGCAAGGTCTGAAGGAATACAACCAGCAGGCACAACTTTAAAATCAATTCAAGAGGCTCAGAGAGCATCTGATTCTATGGGTACTGCTTATAACGCTAATACCATGCCTGATACAAACATAATCCAAAATAAAACAGTATCTAAACTCAAAGAAGTAGGAGCAATATAATGCCAATGTTCGGAGCAAAGAAGTTTCCATATACACCAGCAGGTAAAAAGGCAGCAAAGGCTTATGCCGCTGGCGAGAAGATGGAATCCAAGTCTGAGAAGATGATGGAAATGAAAAAGGGTATGAAAAAGAAGGCTGTTAAAAAGTCTGCTAAGAAGGCAATGCCTAAGAAGATGGGCAAGAAGAAGTAATGAAGAAGCCAAAGCCTGCACCACGCGCTACAAAGCGCGGTACTCCAGCACCTATGCCTAAGAAAACATTAAAGCCAGGCGAAGGTCAACGTCGCCCTGCTGGTCCAATTACAAAGAAACCAATGGCTGCTAAGACAAAGAACAGTGGTCCAACAATAGTTTTTGGAGATGGAAGCACTGTTGGTCTTAAAGACATTGGTAAGGTAAAGCCAACACCAAAGGCTGTTAAGCCTAAGCCACTTCCTACAATATCTAACAAAGAGTATTTTAAACGACAGAAAGAATATGTCGATTCAATGAAAAAGAAAAAGTAATGAAAAAGCATCCAGGATTCAAAGCGGTACAGAAAAAGATTGCTGCTCGTCAAGGTGTATCAATGGCAGGTGCGGGTGCAATTCTCGCTTCATCTGCTAGAAAAGCATCTAAGCAGGCTGTAGCAAAGAACCCACGCTTAAAGCGTGTTACAGGAGTTAAGAAGGGCAAGTAATGGCATACACCAAGGCAGCACTTAGAGAGCGTTTAAAGAACCAGATTATGGCTGGCTCCAAAGGTGGCAAGCCTGGTCAGTGGTCTGCTCGTAAGGCTCAACTTTTAGGTCAGGCTTACAAGAAAGCAGGTGGTGGGTACTCGGGTCCTAAGACTAAGGTTCAGGCTTCTCTGTCCAAGTGGACTAAAGAGAAGTGGGGTACTAAGTCAGGTAAGCCCAGCACACAGGGGTCAAAGGCTACTGGTGAGCGTTACCTTCCTAAGAAGGCTAGAGAGGCTCTATCAGCCTCTGAGTACGCTAAAACTACCGCTGCAAAGCGGGCTGGCATAAAGCAGGGCAAGCAGTTTGTAAGACAACCAAAATCTATTGCAAAGAAGACGGCTAAATTCAGATGAAGAAAAAAGATTCTCGCCTAGCAAGGGCAGGAGTATCAGGCTTTAACAAGCCTAAGCGTACTCCAAACCACCCAAAGAAGTCCCATGTAGTTGTTGCTAAAGAAGGTAATGTCGTTAAGACAATCCGCTTTGGACAGCAAGGTGTCAGTGGTTCTCCTAAGAAGGCTGGAGAATCTGCTTCATATGCGGCGCGTCGCAAGTCATTTAAGGCGCGACACGCCAGAAATATCTCAAAAGGAAAACTAAGCGCAGCATACTGGGCAGATAAGGTCAAGTGGTAATATGGCTAGAGCAACAGTTAGTGGTGGCAGAGGCGGAAGACGACCTAAGCCAACTCTTAATTCTAAGTTAACAAAGTTTGCACGTTCTGTTCCTGGAATTGTAGGAGCGTCAATTATTGAAGGCGTTGGTGGACCAAAGGCTAAGGTTGCTACTCGTGCTGCTGGAACTATTATAGGCAGAAGCCGTGGTCTTATTGGTAAAACAGTTCCTAAAAAAGGACGCAACTATGCTGCCGATAGAGAACGAGCACGTGAGATTGCTAGTGAGCGTTTAGCCACACGAAACAAAACACAAAAAACACGTGCTGGCGATAAAGTAAAGATTAATCCTGCTGCATTAGGTTCTAGTGTTAAGTCTGGTAAACCAACACCAAATCGTGGTGGTGGACTTAGAACAACAACTGGTCGTCCTAAAACTAAAGTTACTAAAGGCGATGTATTTGAGGCTGTTCGCAGCATGAGAAAGTCTCCTAGTGGTTCTTCAACAACAACTGGTACTGGAGCGGTAAGAGGTACAGCACCTAAACCAGGTGTTCGTATTACTACAAGAACATCTGGTGGAACTGAACGTCGTATATTAGGTCCAGAACAAAAAGTTAATGTTAAAATTAAAAAACGTACAGAAGGTCCTAGTCGTCGTGTTCCTGAAAAAAGAACTGTAACTCAAGGTCGTATTGTAAGAGATATTAAAGTTGAACGATATGAAAAGCCACCTATTCAAGAAAAAAATGTTTCTGTAACTAGAGTCCCTTCATATCCTAAAGAAAAAGTTACTGTTCAAAAACCTCTTAAAAAAACTAACCCTAAAGAAAAGGGTAGTGCAATTACTGTACGCCAAGGAACTCCACGCAAACCTTCTGATGTTCGTGAAAGAATGCAAAGAGAACGTAGAGATAGATTGCGCGAGTCTTTAACTCCACGTCTAAATCCTGCTCGTCCTAAAACTACACCACAACGTGGTGCTGGTGGTTCTGGAAATAGTAGAGAACGTAATCAAGAAATTATTGATAGATATTACCGCATTAGATTTCGTGACCAAGGTGCACCTACAGCAAGAAGCGCACAAGGTAAGCAAGGTTCAATTGAAAGCCGTGTTGCTTCTGGTTCTGAGAAGCCAACAAGAGGTCGTAGCAATTCTAGCGACTACGATAAAGAAGCAGAGAATCTTCTTAACCGTTCGCTACGTGCATTAGAAGACCCTAAAGTATCTGCTAAAGAAAAAATAAAGCCAGGTAAGCGAACAAATGTAGCCAAAGCAGTTAAGAGCCGTAACCGCGGTAAGATTATACGTGCAAATAAAAACATGCGTAAAGTCCTTAGAGAACGTGAAATTAAAGAAGCGGCTGAAAGAATGCGTAAAGCAGAAGAAGCAGCCAAAAAAGCAAAGAGGGCTAAATAATGGCATCAACACTAGACGTTTTAACTGACGAAGTAGTAATGAACCTTGCTGGCTATACACTGCAGCAAGACCGTACTACTCACTTAACTTCTGCTATTGCTACAACTACATCTACACTAGCAGTACCTACTACGTTCTCGCTGAACGCAGATGAAGTTGGTACTGGAATTGTAGAAATTGGCGATGAGTTGCTATGGATAGATTCATATGACCGTATTTCTAAGACAGCAACTGTACCGCCGTATGGTCGTGGTTTTATGGGTACTACAGCAGAGACACATGTTGCTGGAGACCGTGTAGTTATTACTCCTACATTCCCACGCTCATCTGTTAAACGTGCAATTCAAGATACTATCCGAGCCATTGGCTCTGGCATCTTTGCTGCTAAGAATACTTCCTTTAATTACAATTCAGTTGTAGATACATATGCTTTTGAAAATTTAAACATCCAGAATATTCTGCGCATGTCATGGCAGGACATTGGTTCTACTAAACGTTGGATTCCAATTACACGATTTTCTTGGGATTCATCTCCAGATGCAACTACCTGGGGTTCTGGTTCACAGACTATAACAATTAATGATAGGCATATTCATGCTGGTCGCAAGGTTAATGTTACCTACGCAACAGCACCTGCAACACTTAGCACTACAGCAACAACATCATTTGCAGCACAAACTGGACTACCTGAATCAGTAAGGGACGTAGTAGTTCTTGGAGCGTCATATCGTCTGCTCTCATTCCTTGACCCAGCACGCAATGCAATCACTAGCCCACAGGCTGATGAACTAGATAGCAAGCGTCAATACGGTTCAAGCAATGCAGCAACACGTGCGCTTTATCAACTCTTTGCAGCACGCTTGGCTGAAGAGACACAAGCACAGCAACAGCAGTATCCGCCACGTATTCGTTACAGCCGATAGGAACCGTCAATGACAGTTAGAAAATACTCATCCCGTTCGCAGAAGACCACACTATCATCTGCTATTACATCATCAAGTGCATCAATTAACGTGGTGTCTGCAGCAGCACTTATGGGTGGTAAGACCCTAACTGCTGGACAAACATACACAGTTGTTATTGACCCTGATACAGCAATTGAAGAAATTGTAGATATTTATTCTTCTTCAACTAACCCTGTATCTGGTAATACAATTGCTATTGCTCGCGGTATTAATGGCTCTACTGCACAGGCTCACTCTGCTGGTGCAGAGGTTCGCCACATGGCTATTGGTCGTGACTATCAAGAAGCAAACGACCATGCTGAGAATGTAACAACAGCACACGGTCTAACTATTGCTAA